CAGTCAACAGTTAGCCACTAACCACTAGTAGTACGGATTTTGTAGGGGTCGCACGTGGGCGACCCGTTCGGGATTTGGATGGCTCTTCGAGCAAACTGATTGGGACATCATACATGTTTCGGAGCGGGCGCCCCACGTGGGCGCCCCTACAGAAAATAGGCTGTCGCACATGCGACAGCTTATTTTTTATGTTATAAAATTATAAATAGCTAAGAACAGCGTAAAATCGCTATTTTTAGCCATTTATAATTTCATCCACTTGTGTCTATTTCTTATATAAGCACTTTATAAGCACTCATTCATCTAAGATGGTACTCGCTTCCTCGTCCATACTGGGAAGATAGTTAAAGTACAGGTTGAGCGTCGTAACCACAGATGTGTGTCCTAATCTCCTACTCACCACCTTTGGGTTTACTCCGTGTCTTAAAAGTTGGGTGGCATGATAGTGTCTTATATCATGAAATGTGAATCCTTTCGGCATATGAGCGGCCTTGAAGACAACAGTATTTATCTCCTGTAGCCATGAAACCGATACTGGGCGAACTGTCCCATTGTCCCTTGAAAAGACATACGGACTTTTCTTTGACAGGGTGTCTAAAGCCTCAAATGCCTTTGGGGTCACGTAAAGTGTCCTATAAGATGTAGGTGTCTTTAACGGACTGTCTACGCCCTCTGTATTTAATTGGTTGTTGATGGTGATGGTCTTGGTGTCTTTATCCACACACTTCCATTTAAGACCTAATAACTCTCCTCTCCTCATCCCTGTAACAGATGCAAGGTAAAGAAGCACATAATACCAATGAGCGTACTTCTCCGCTTCCTCTAATAACTTATGGAACTGTTCAGGTGTTGGAAGCACCATAGTAGATGCTTTTGGTAAGACACGCCGTAGTTGAATATTTGCAGTATCCCATACATTTTCCTTTATATACCCTGCACGTTTCGCTTCGTTGAATAGGGAAGACAACACGGTCTTTTTCGTCCGTAGGGATGATGATTTATAATGATGTGGACTATTTATCAATGATTTATAATAGTCCTCGATCATGGTCTTTGTCACATTCTCTATCATCATACCACCAAATACTTCTTTAAAGGCATTAATGTGTGTCCGATACGATTTCAAGGTGGCTAAAGACACAGCTTGTTCCTTGGTGTCTAAAAACTCATCACAAACGTCCTTGACGCTCTTAGACACACCCTTTGATACATCACCTATATTATATTTGTGTCTTAGTTCCGTGATGGCGTCTATGACTTCTCGCTTGGTGTCTCTTGTTACCGACTTCCTCTTTTGCTTGCCATCAATACCCACTCCAATCGTGATGGTGGCTTTGTACTTCCCATTGGGTGTCTTGGTTATCGAACCTTCACCCTTATTCCGTCTTTGTCGTGTTCTTGGCATTGTGTGTCTTCTCCTTTCGGGTACGCTTAGAATCGCTTAGATATGCTTCGGACTTTAAAAATTCTAAAAAATCTGTGAGGCCTTACGTGACGTGCTTCGAGTTCCGCTTTCCCCCGTATGGCCTTCGTTTCGGCCGCTTCACATCTTTTCAGTACCTCTAGTACATTTTCAGTCTTTTCCGCTCTTATTGCACACCATGGCAATCTAGCTGGCCCTGATTGTATCGGCCATTACAATTTATAATACCCTACATCACTTACTATCAAGCTCTAAAAGTATTATACGTGCTTATAAAGTGCTTGTCAAGTGTGTTACGTATGTTTTTATGTGGTACACACGGAACCGTGTAAGTGTGTAGGTTATTTTTTAGCGAACATCTGTTTTGTTTTATATATGAATAGTTGTTCATATGTTTGCGTGGGTAGTGAATGGGTGTGCAAGGTTATCTGTTGTGTTTTGAAATTTTGTTCAATCGTGGTTTTACATGTGTTCTGCCATCTGTTGGTATCTTAAAAGTATCACTTATACTCTCTTAGTATCACTTAGTACCTCTTAGTACCACTTAGACTCTCTTAGTATCACTTATACTCTCTTAGTATTGCTTAGTACCTCTTAGTACCACTTAGACTCTCTTAGTACCTCTTAGACTCTCTTAGTATCCTTGTAGTCGCCGATACAATCACACTGTATAGTATCTAATAGTTACGATGAGAAGACACAAAGACACACACAGATATTTATGATATGATAGGGGTATAAAATATCATAAAGGAAGTGTTTGGAAATGGTAAACAAAATAATTATTGCGTGTCTTCTATTAACTTTATTTCTTCTTTTTGTGACTTACTTTAAATATGTAAAGATGAAACAACATTTTTATTTATTAGAGGTTGCTTGTGTTTATGCTTTATACACAATCAATAATAAAGACAACAAACTTGATGTAGCCTTGATAATGACAATACTTAATTTATTCAAAATATCATTAGAAAATCACTATTTAGAAGAGATATGTATATACTTAGATATGCTTGATAAAGATATATCACAATTAAGAACAATAGAAAATATGAATAATGTTGTCTTTAATCAAAAACATGATAGATAGATAAAGAATAGGCCCCACAGGAGCATTTACGCTTATGTGGGGCCTTTTTGTGTCTTCTTTACTCTTTGTATGTGTACTTTTCTATCCATTTCCGTATCAAATCGGATGGATTGACAGAGAACTTGTCACACTTTGACTGAAAATCATCTTTTAATTGCTTTGTCAATCTCAGACGAATAACGGCGTCTTTATGCGGTTTTACATCCATATTAGCACCTCCCTTGTGTCTACATTATACCACATCTTGAAAAAGTTTTAAAATACCTATTGACAAAATGTAGCTACATGTAGTATCATACAATCAACGCAAGGGACTACAGCGAAAACAAGCACCGAAAAGAAATTCAAAAAGTGCTTGACAAAATGTAGCTACATATGGTAACAAAGAAGGGAGAGGACAACATGGATTTTGAAACATTACTCCGCAAAAGAAATCAACAAGGTGAGCATTTGATTGGCCTATGGTTATGTGAAGCTACAATTACTAATCGAGAAGAGAACGAACAATTAAAAAAGAAAATAACACAAGTGAAAAGAGATTTAAAAGAAATCTGCTCTTTACTGGCAGAAGGCGATGCAGAGTATGGAGTCATTTTATACCGTGCTTATATTCGTCTACTTGACCAAAAAACAGACAAGATTATCGAGGATTTATAAACGTCGAAACAAGGGACTAAAATCCCTTGTCTAGGGTAGACTGGCAATCGCCCTACTGATGAGACAAGCCACTTAGTTAAAAGAAGGGAAGTTTTATTATGACAATGACAAGAGAAGAAGCAATCCGTAACTATGTTGAACAGTTAAATGGGATGATCTAACATATTTGCTCCAACACATGAACGGGTATGATGGTTGTTTTGAAGATTGTGTCTATTATGACATGGAAGAATTTGATGAAACAAATCACAGCACAAGAAGCATTACAAGCACACCTGCAAGGAAAAAGCGTTCTCTTATTGGGTACTGAATGGGATGATAGTGATGAAGCCTCATGTGCTATTGGGGGCCAGCTTGTCACGAAAGACGACGACTTTCAGAGTGAAGTTTCTAATTATCAATTTTTCGTCTGCATGGATGGGGAAAGAGTTAGATTCTACCTCTTGTGACTTTAACAAGACACACAAGCACTTTTAACTAGTTTGTGTGTCTGATTAAGGCCATTAGAGTCTTACAAGGAAGCAAGGAAAGGAATGGTGTTTATGTATTATGCTGAATATTGTAGATATGGTATTAATGTTTCCTATGCAAGTATGAATGGGAACGCTTATGACTTCTATGCTTTCCCGACGAAAGCGGAACGGGATAAGTGGGTTGATGAACATGAATTTAATGGCACGAATTACGTTGCCGCTCCTGTAACCCGTAGAGTTGTTGAAAGAGTAATGGGGAAAAATTTCAAGGTAGTTAATAATTATTACTTTGACGGTTTGAATGTTGTCTTACGTGCCAATGAATACTAGCAAGACAAACGAATGTTTGATACAATAATAGAATATCGAACAACTGTTCTGACTCAAGGCGTGTCTTTACCAACACGGCAGGGACACGCCATTTTTATACCCTAGGTGTCGAACAAGCGTTCGTAAATAGATGATTGTTGTCTATCTTTATTATTTTTTAATCAAGCACCAAACGTATGTTTAAAACACTAACAAATATTTTGTCAACCTAAAAGTTTAATTGTGGCACTCAGAGAAGAAGCGCCCGTAATTGGTGCACATATTAGAAAGGATGGTAAACCATGGAAAAAATTAAAGGTACTTTAGAAATGCAATTAGAGCTTGAAAAAGAAGACAAGCATTTAGCAGAAACACTTATGAAAGCCACCTACGAAAAGGCTATCAAGGAAAGCAAGGGAAGTGAAACCAATGTAGGGATACGCATGATGGAACATGTCTTTACAACATGCTCAGAAAATGTAGAAAAGGTATTATTTCCCGCTAAAAAATGTGGGGTAGTCCCTACGTATCAAGGCGTTGTAAACGCTCTTACAGAAGCGTACAAGGGGCAAAAAGAAGACCTCATTCACATGAGCACCCTTGCAGTCCTGAACACTTTACTTAGTGGTGTCTTACAGAATGAAGACCATGCCATTATCCTGTCAAATGCGATGACAAATGTGGCCGCCGCCCTTTATGAAGAAGCGAAAGCACATGCCTTTTCTGTCTTCTTGACGAAGCAAGATGCCGCTTTCTTTGACGATGGTATCAACAAACGAGTACGCAAGGACTATAAAATCCAATATGCCAATAATGCTTATAAAGATAAGGACTTTACATGGCCTGTACCCGAAAGAGAAGAATGGCACAAGTTAGCACTCAAGCTTATTGAAATGGTCTTTAAAGGAAGCGGCTATTTTGAAGAAGGACAGACAGAAGGGAATAAGGGGAAAAGTGGTTCAAAAACAATTCAAGCGTCCGCATGGCTCATTGAAACATGGACAAAAAATGTGGACATGTTGACCTTAAACGCATATCATTTCAGCCCTTGCGTTATTCCGCCTAGTCCGTGGACAAGTGTATGGGATGGGGCTTATTATGGGGAAAGTCGTCGCTTTAGCACCTTTATCCGTGTAAACTTTAAACAACGTAATACCTTTATCAAGCAATACATTCAAAAACTCCATCAGCTTGACCTATCATGGTTGTTTGATTGTGTCAATGCTTTACAGTCTACACCCTTTGTAGTCAATAAACGGATACTTGAAACCATGGTGTCTATCATGGAAAATCACGGTTCATTAGGGGGCCTTCCTAGCACGGACGAAACGCCAAAATTTCCAAAATTGAACAATCCAACTCCAGAAGAATTAGAAATGCATAAACGGAAACTTGTAAAATTCTATAAACACGAACGTTCCAGAATATCCAAAGTTCTCCGTACAAATATCACGTTAGGTTGTGCAAAGAAGTATAGTGTCTATGAAAAAATATATTTCCCATGGAACTTAGATTACAGGGGACGTATTTATCCCATGTGCCCTGCTTTGAATCCACAAGGAGATGATGCACAAAAGTCTTTATTGCTCTTTGCTGAACCTTCACCATTGACAAGTGAAGAATCCTTGAAATGGTTCTACATTGCAGGTGCAGGCTTTGCAGGTCTTGACAAGATACCCTTTGATGATCGTATCAAGTGGGTACTTGATAATGAAGACAACATTTTACAGAGTGCCGCTTCACCCTTGACGTACACATGGTGGGACGAAGTGGCAGGTGATGAAAGCCCGATGTGCTTCTTGTCTTTCTGCTTTGAATTTGAAAGACTCCGTGTCTATCAAGCAGGGCATGATGGTTCTGCTGTTGGATTCAAGTCGGGATTGCCTATTAGCTTTGATGGCACCTGCTCAGGTCTACAGCATTTCTCCATGCTTCTTGCGGATGAAGTAGGGGGCTACAGTGTAAATCTTGTACCGAATGAAGAAGTACAAGACATTTATCAAGTTGTGGCGGATAAGGTAAATGTTGTCTTACATCGTGATGTCATGGAAGGGACAGCAGATGACTATAAAAAAGACAAAAAAGGCCAATATGTGCTTGACAAGAAAGGTGAAAAGTGCATTGTCTACGGCACAAAAGAATTAGCTACTGAATGGTTGTCTTATGGTCAAGCAAAATTTGGAACGGATGGTATCAAACGCAAAGTATGCAAACGTTCCGTCATGACCCTTGCTTACGGTTCACGGAAGTATGGCTTTTCTGAAAATCTCAAAGAGGACATTATCAAACCATGGATGGCAGAGCATGAAGACACCCCAATTTTCCTTAGTCGCTCACAGGCCGCAAACTACATGGCAGGGCTGATTTGGGATGCTGTGTCTACTACAGTTATTAAGGCAGTAGAAGGCATGGAATGGCTCAAAAAGATTGCCAGTATCATTGGCAAGAGTGGAGAGGCCGTCGCATGGACAAGTCCTAACGGTCTTCCTATTCAGCAGAACAAGTTCATTAGCAACATTGAAACTTATAAAGCGCGCTTCAATGGCTTGCAAATCAGAACATACATCCCGAAAGACCCCACAGATATTGATGCAAGACAACAGGCTCAGAGTATCGCCCCTAACTTCATTCACAGCATGGATGCTTGCCACATGCAACGAGTGATTATGAATCAGCATAAAAAAGGAAACAACAATTTCTTTATGATTCATGATAGCTTTGGCACAGACATAGAACATGCAGGGGATTTGTTTAAAAGTATTCGTGAAGAAATGGTGATGATGTACAAAAACAAAAACTACTTAAAAGATTGGTTGGATGATGTGGAATATCTGATTCCAGAAGGAACTAAATTACCTGAAATTCCACAAAAAGGTACTTTAGACCTTGACAAAGTAAAAGATAGTAAATATTGCTTTGCTTAATTGAATAAAAATAATAATAAATAATTAAATATGTAAATGATAATAACTTGATAATTAATTGGTGCACAATAAGGAGAGAAGAGAACTATAAGATACTTAAAGATACTATAAGATACTTATAGTTCTCTTTATTATTATTTATTAATTATTATTAATAATAACTAATAAGTAAGTATTTCTCTTTTTATGTGTCTTTTTCTCTTTTGATAAGACACCAAATTAATTGGTGCACAATAAGGAAAGAAATCCTCTACATAGTGTGTCTTTTTAATTGGTGCACAATAAGGAGAGAAGATTCCATTATTTTTGAAAGGAGCATAAACAATGACAGAACAAACAACACGCAAGCGAAGGAAGACAACCACAAACAATAAATCTTTGGTGTCTTTAAAATTCGCACGTATCACACCCGACGCAAAAGCGCCTTATCGGGCTACAGCGTCCGCCGCTTGCTATGATGTCTTTGCGAATGACACAGTGACATTATATCCGCAACGTGGGCAGGATAAGGCTTATAAAGTCCCTACAGGCGTAGCGTTTGAAATTCCCGAAGGGTATCATTTAGAGGTCTATGTACGGTCTTCTACAGGTCTTAAAACAAAACTGAGATTAGCCAATGGCACAGGGATTGTTGATAGTGACTATGTAGATGAATTGTTTTTGCTTGTTGAAAATATCGGAAGTAGTGTTACAAGAATCACTAAAGGGGAACGTATCGCACAGGTTATGCTTGTAGAGAACGTTCCGACTGAATTAGTAGAAGTGGATTCCCTTACAAAAGAAGGGACACACGAAGGGTTTGGAAGCACAGGAAAGGACTAATGAAATGGATAACACAAAAGGAATCAAAGTGCATGATACTGTATGGGTAGACATGTCGAATTGGTCGGGTATACCCCCACACGAAAGTGGTTATGCAGTAGTTGATGACTTCTGGGGGGTTCCTGAATACGACAAAGCAATGTATAGATTAATGTACGCTGTAAAGTTCCGTGGCAGTGATGACGTAATCATAGTTAATGGACGTCGTGTTACCCCCATCAATGAGGATGAAGACACACAGGAAGACACCAAGCACGATAAACATTATCGTGAGACTGTTGTTGAACCTATTCTTGTCATGCAGGCACTTTTTAGTCATGATGAATTTATCGGCTTCCTTAAAGGCAATATCCTTAAATATCGGCTCCGTGCAGGACACAAAGGCGGAGAGGAAGAAATGAAGGCTGATCTTGATAAGATTCATGTCTATGAAGAATGGCTCGAAAGGGCGAAGAAAGGTGAACATATTTAATTGTAGTGGTCACTACAAAAAGGAGAAATGAACATGATGGAAACCATGAACAAACCTTATGTTGCCTACGCAAACAAGCTCATGCGCTTTTTACACGATGGAACTTATGACAATGATACCTTGTGTCTTTTAGGCGTTATTGCCGCTAAGTCTCGCAGGAAGCATGTAAAGCTTGATGATGGCATTAAGACAGCCGTCACAGATTTATTACTTGAAAATGCCGATGGCATGATTTTAATTACTCGTGCAAAATTACTGTAAAGGAGAATGAAACATGAATATGAATGATGGTGTAATTACAGGGAAAGCTATGTGGTGTCATTTAGCAGACACAGAAACTTTTAACGGTACAGACACAAACAAATATAGCATTACGCTTGTTCCGTCTGTTGAAGACATGAATAACTTGATGCAGGAAGCCCAGACAATTTGGGAAGAATTTAAAGAAACACTCAAGAACAAGAAGTTCGCCGCAGAGCCTAACATGGGTTCGTTCCGTGAAGATGACAATGGCGACGCAAGCGTTAAATTCGTTACAAACGCTCATATTGTCACGAAGGCAGGCAAAGAGATTGACAAGGTTGTTCCTGTCTTTGATGGTGCTGAACGTCCTGTTACCCGTAAAATCAAGAGTTCTATTGGGAATGGTAGTGTCGTTGCTGTCGCCTATCAGCTCTTTCCGTATTACAACACATCTAAAAACTTTGGTGTGTCTTTCCGCTTGCAGGCGGTACAGCTCTTGAAGTACGTTCCGTATGGCAACGGACAGGATGCAAGCTCTTTCGGCTTTAAGAAGCATGAAGGGGCCTTTGATTCTACGTCTGTCATTGATGACGATGAAGAAGACACACGTTCGGACGTAGATGTTCCGTTCACGGACGGTTCGGATGATGAAGATTTTTAAAGTGTGGTGATAAGACCTGAAACGAAGTTTTTGTAATGGGGGTGCGTATACATACAGACCACCTAAAAAGAGAAGTCATTTTGAAGACACCATTAGTGCGCAGATACGGGAGTTGAAGAAGCAGGAAAAGTATGAGATGTACTACATCAACTATGAAAAACCTGCTACACAGCATAAGTATACTCCAGACTTTGTGTTGCCGAATGGAATCATTATAGAAGCAAAGGGGATTTTTGAAAGAGAAGACAGACAGAAGCACTTGCTTATCAAGATGCAGTATCCTGATTTGGATATTCGGTTTGTCTTCCAAAATCCTAAGTTGAAGTTGTATAAAGGCAGTAAGACAACCTATGCAGATTGGGCGGAGAAAAATGGATTTAAATACTCCACTAGACAGATTCCCGACGCATGGTTTAGAGAAAAGAAGAAGCCTATGAAAGGTCTTATCCCTAAAAAGAAAAAGTAAGGGGTGAGAGCATGAATTTGAAGTACAAAGAAAGAGAGGAGACTAACATGGTGCGTGTCTTGTTTGAACCGAAGGTGAAGACCGTTCGGGAAATTTATGTAGAACAGCGTAGAGAAGGGCTGTTCAATATCGGGTATCATCTGATCGTGATGCCGAATGGTGAAGTAAAAGAAGGGATTCCCTTTCTCGCTTATGGTGACTATAGACTCGCTCATGTGAAAGATTCCGTCTATGTGCTGTTGGTTGGTTGTGCCAGCGAAAAGGACATGTCCGATGCACAGCGCAAAACCATGAGGGACATTAAGAACAAATATGCCCTTGATGTACATTATGGGGACGACTAGCCATGTCGGAAATTGTACAGGCACATATTCCGTGTCCTTATTGCGGAAGTCATGATGCCGCTACGTTGTATGATGATGGACACACATACTGTTTCAGTTGTCATCATACAGAATTTCCGAAAGAAGGTGTAGAGGTGGCTAAACATGCCATTATTCCCCATGAGGATATGGAGTTTAAGACACTCCGTGCTAGGGGCTTGTCTGCTGAAACATGTGAGCGTTACGGCTATTATGTTACAAAGACACAACTAGGAACCGTTCAAGTCGCAGAGTATTGTGATGAGGACGGTTCTGTTCTTTTTCAGAAGTTACGGACAAAGGACAAGAAGTTCTATTTGAACGGTACTTCTGCTTATCGGTTTTTTGGACAGAATCTTTTCCATAGTGGCAAGAAGCTTGTCATTACAGAGGGTGAGATTGATTGTCTGACTGTCTCCCAGATGGGGGGCAACAAGTGGCCTGTTGTGTCTTTACCTCATGGTTGTACGTCGGCTAAACGTACCTTTAAAGAAAACCTCGAATGGTTAGAGTCCTTTGATGAGGTCATTGTCATGTTTGACATGGACGCTCAGGGACGAAAGGCCGTTGAGGATGTACAGGGGATGTTGTCCCCACACAAATTAAAGATTGCAGACTTACCAGAAAAGGATGCTAATGCGTGTCTTGTGGCAGGTAAAGGAGATGCAATCATACAGGCTATCTTTACCGCAAAGGAATATAGGCCAGATGGAATTATCAATGCCGCTGACATTGAAGATGACTTTTTCAGTGATGACACAGAAGCTCAGTGTTATGACTATCCATGGTGTAAGGGGCTGAAAAGTATCACGAAGGGACTCCGTAAAGGGGAGCTTGTGATGCTGACAGCAGGTACAGGCATAGGGAAGTCTACAGCGGCTCGTGAGATTGCCTACAAACTCAAGGTGAAGGATGGACTGAAAATAGGGCTTGTCTTCCTCGAAGAAAACCCGAAGAAGACACTCCGTGAGTTGTTGTCTATCCATGTTGAAAAGCCCCTGTCTATTTTATGGGGTAGTGTAGACAAGGATAAGTTAAAGACAGCCTATGAAGAGCTGTTCAGTGATAAACGATTTGTCCTATATGATCACTTTGGTTCTATTGAGAGTGGGAACCTGCTGTCACGTATTCGCTATTTAGCCGTAGCGGAACAGTGTGATTTTATCATCTTTGACCATATCTCTATTGCCGTATCAGGCATGGATGAGGGCGGAGATGAGCGAAAGACCATTGATAAATTAATGACACAGTTACGGTCGCTCGTTGAAGAAACAGGCGTCGGGATGATTGTTATATCTCACTTGAAAAAGACAAGCGGTGAAAAATCATTTGAAGAAGGTGGAATCATCTCTCTTGATGACTTGCGTGGTAGTGGCACTTTGAAGCAGTTACCTGATGAGGTACTAGCACTCGAACGCAATCAACAGGCAGAGGATGAGTCCGAAAGAAACTTGATTAAAATTCGTGTCTTAAAGAATCGCTTTGCAGGTTCAACAGGGCTTGCAGGATATCTCCATTGGGATAAGGACAGACACAGATTACTTGGAGAGGAAGATGAATCATGTCAAGAGTTTTAAAGTACCCTGTTGTTAATACAGATATTACATTCAATGAACTACCTGATAAAATGGCCTATGCGCTTGAATTAGGGGCTTGCAGACAGCATTGTGTTGGTTGTCATAGTCCAGAATTACAGGAAGAAGATGTATCCTTAACGTCCCTTCTTGATATTTTAGAAGAAGCACAGGACGCCATTGATGCAGGGGCAAACGCTATTGTTGTAATGGGCGGTACAAATAATAAACATATCACAGATGAATCTTTGATTGCTCTCCTACGTGATTTGGCCTTCATTGCTCCTACAGGTTTGTATAGTGGGAGTGATGATGAAGAACATGACAAGATGATTGCAGTTGAAGGGCATTGCACTTGGTTGAAGACAGGCCCTTATGTAGAGGCTTTGGGTGGTCTTGAGAGTCCTCGGACAAATCAACGCTTTTACTACATCTCGCAGTCTTACCGCTTAGATAAAAATGATAATGTGGTGTTTGTTCAGCCTTGCTTTTTGGATGAGACACACAAATTTTGGAAGAGGGTGAAGAATGTTACCTAATGTTGATTTAAAAGAAAAGATTAAGTACATCCATGATTATATGGTGTCTTCCAATGCCGCTACGGCCTCTAAGGTTGATGCGAATAGCAATGTGACCCAGAAGACGATTGCAGGCTTGGAAGCAGAATTATTTAAACCAGACACTATCCAGATTAACCGTAAGTTGGTTAAAGACAAGCTGACACAGCTGTTTGGTGAAGACATGGCAAAGGCGTATGAAGATGACCTTGCAAATCATTATATCTATACGCATGATGAAACATCTTTAAAGCCTTATTGTGCCAGTATCACTTTGTATCCCTTCTTGTTGGAAGGCACGAAGTGCTTAGGCGGTGTGTCTAAAGCACCGAAAAACTTGCAGAGCTTTTGTGGCTCCTTTGTCAATCTTGTTTATCAGATTGCAAGTAATTTCAGTGGAGCTATTGCTACTGTTGAGTTCCTTCACATGTTTGACTACTTTGCACGAAAACAGTGGGGCAAAGATTACCTTGGTAAACACTTTGAAGAGGTCAAGCAGGAATTTCAGGGTGTTATTTATGCGCTGAATCAGCCTGCCAGCGCACGAGGCGACCAGTCTGTCTTTTGGAATGTGAGTGTGTTTGATCACGATTACCTGAAAGAAATGTTTGGGGGTTTCTACTACCCAGATGGTACACAGGTAGACATTGAAAGCACCTATCGGTTGCAGTTGTATTTCTTGCGATGGTTCAGACAGGAACGAGAAAAAGAATTGTTGACGTTCCCTGTTGTCACCGCTGCACTCTTGACCGATGGCAAAGGTGGTTTCAAAGACAATGCTTTTATGCATAAACTGGCGGATGAACAGGCACAGGGGCTTTCCTTCTTTGTCTATATGTCTGACAAGGTGGATAGTCTTGCGTCTTGCTGTCGCTTGCGTAATGAATTGGCAGACAACACATTCAGTTATACGTTGGGTGCAGGCGGTGTCGTTACGGGTTCCGCTCGTGTCATTAGTTTGAATATCAACCGTATTGGTCAATGTGGTATCAAGCTTGACGAAGTAGTGGACAGAGTACATAAGTACCTGTTGGCTCATCGTGAAGTGTTGAAAGGATATATTGAGGCAGGTTTGCTCCCTGCGTATACACAGGGCTTCATGGACATTGATAAGCAGTTCTTGACCCTTGGTGTGAATGGTGTCTTGGAATACTTTGAGTACCTGAGAGACAAGAAAGGTGCTGTGACAGACAAGGAATATCCTGATTATTTACAGTCCTTGTTGTCTTTCCTTACGTTGTCTAATAAGGCCGCTCTGTCTGAGTATGGCGTCCGCTTCAATACTGAGTTTGTTCCTGCCGAAAATCTCGGTGTTAAAAATGCTAAATGGGACAAGGAAGCAGGCCTTTATGTCCCTCGTGATTGTTACAACAGTTATTTCTATCCTGTAGAAGACACGAAGGTGAATGTACTTGATAAGCTCAAATTGTATTCAAAGGACATTGTTCAGTATCTTGATGGTGGCTCGGCACTCCATCTGAATCTTGAACAGATGTTGAGTGCAGAGCAGTTTGTCCATTTGTATAAGCTTTGCTCTAAGTATGGTGTACAGTATTGGACAACCAATGTCTTGTGTACAATTTGCAATGAATGTGGCTACATCAACACAGACACAGAAACCCATTGTGTGAAATGTGGGAGCACGGATGTGGATTATGGTACTCGTGTTATTGGGTATCTGAAACGCATTAGCAACTTCTCCGAAGCAAGACAGAAGGAAGCAGGAAAACGATTCTATCACCATTTGAAAAAGTAAGGGGGGTGTCTTGATGTGGCTCATTAAATTCTATGATGCCTTGTGGCACAAACTGTATCAGTGGAGCATTCAGGTACAGGCACAGCGACAGAAGAAAATTAGTTTGCTTGCTGATAAAAAGAGAGAGCTTGCGAGTAAGCTCCGTAATGAGGCTTTTAATCTTGATACAGAGGCAGAAGATTTAGAAAAGTTACGATAGAAAGGATGGTTCTATGTTAGTCTTTGATATTGAAACGAACGGCTTATATGCCGACGTTACGAAGCTGTTCTGCCTGAGTGTCTATGATACAGACACACAGGAAATGAAGCAGTATGATGATGTACATGCAGAGCAAGGTGTCCATGAGTTATATGATGCATGGAAAAGAGGGGTGTGTCTTTGTGGACACAACGTTATTAATTATGACCTTCCCACCTTGGCAAAACTTTTTCCGTGGTTTGAGATTACACACGACATGCATAAGGATGTAGTAGACACCCTTGTTTTGTCACGACTCATCTATTCTCATATCGAAGACATGGATGCAGGACTTATCCGAAAGAAACAGCTCCCCTCGAAGCTGTATAAATCCCATAGCCTAAAGGCTTGGGGGTATCGTTTAGGAGAACTAAAGGGTACATATGGAGATGAAGAAGATGCATGGGCTTGTTACAATCCTGAAATGCTTGCTTACAATAAGCAGGACGTAGTTGTAACGGTAAAGCTCTATGAAAAGCTGGCTTCATACGATTATGCACCAAAGGCCATAAAGCTTGAACATGAGGTAGCATGGTTGATGTCTAAACAGGAAAAGAATGGCTTTCCCTTTGACATTGAAAAGGCTAAGGAATTGGAAGCTACCTTGCGTTCCAGAGAAGGCGTATTGACAGCGAAACTAATTCAGATCATACCTCGTGTACCTGATAAGATTTTCGTACCGAAAAGAGACAACAAACGCCTTGGCTATAAAGCAGGGGTTCCCGTTCAGAAGTATAAAGACTTTAATCCGAATAGTAGACAACAGATTGAATGGCTGTTGCGGACGCATTACGGTTATTCTCCATCGAACATTGATTGTTATGATGTGGAAGACACGGATGCAGATGATGTTGACTTGTCACAATGTCGATTGAAGATTGATGATGAAAGCATGAAATTCATGAAGGAAGACCCTCAAGCTCCCGATGAAGTGAAAGCTGTGGTGTCTGTCCTTGAGGAGTCCTTGATGCTCAAAAAGCGTTTGGGACAGCTTGCAGATGGCAATAATGCTTGGTTGTCTATGATTGGAAAGGATGGGAATATCCATGGTTCTGTTATCCCTAATGGGGCTGTTAGTGGTCGTGCTACTCATTCCAGACCGAACGTCGCACAAGTACCACATGTCGGCAGTCCGTATGGCAAGGAATGTCGGGAACTCTTTAGAGTACCTGACGGATGGTGGCAAGCAGGGATAGATGCTTGTGGTCTTGAACTCCGTTGTCTTGCCCACTTCATGTACAAGTATGATGGGGGCCAATATGCCCATACGATTCTGAATGGCGATATCCATACTATGAATCAGGAAGCCGCAGGATTGCCAACACGTAATCAGGCGAAAACGTTCATTTATGCCTATTTATATGGTGCAGGTGATGCAAAGATTGGAAAAATCATAGGGGGTACAGCAGGACAGGGAAAGCAGATTAAGAAGAAATTCAATAAGGCTATCCCTGCTATTGCGAAGCTCAGACAGGCTGTAGAAAATGCACTTGTCTATCCTATTGATTTTAAAAGTACACATGGGAAACCTAAAGTTACATGGAAACGTCATTTCCTCTATGGTCTTGACAGACGCAAACTACATGTAAGAAGCCCTCACAGTGCCTTAAATTTGCTCTTGCAATCAGCAGGTGCTTTGATATGCAAGAAGTGGATTGTCACGACAGAGGAGCTATTATTGGCGAGAGGCTTAAGACATGGATGGGATGGCGATTTTGCATTGATGGCATGGATTCATGATGAACAGCAGATTGCATGTCGTACCGAAGAGATAGCAAAGATTGTGTGTGAAGAAGCGCAACAGGCGATGAGAGACACACAGGAGTATTTCAAATTTCATGTCCAGTTGGATACAGAGGGTATCGTTGGACATAATTGGTTTGATTGTCATTAGGGGGTATTTTATGTACGCAAAACGTATCCGTTGTAAAAAATGTGGCCGTACCTTGGTTACAGGCTGTGCAAAGAATGTAGAAGAGATTACATGTTCTTGTGGACATGTCACATATCCGCAGTCCGCAGAGATGAAAAAGGAATTGTCTAAGAATGAAAGGAGACACAATAAATATGAAAAAGCATGATTATAAAGTAATTGATAATACATGTGTCTATGGGCTTGAAGAATCTATTATCGCCTCTGGCTATCCCATGGCGAAAAGGATTAATCCTTGTAATTTAACAAATTGTCATCTCTCAGAAAGGGATATGAAACGCGCTATGCGTCTAGGGAAAGCCATGGCAGGGAGTGGGCATGACTGCTATCTGAAAGGTATTATTGTCCAGTTTGATTTGACACTTACAAAACAGGCATGGCCCGAAGCACAGCGTTATAATTTCATGCACTTTGTGTCTTCTATGTCCGCTATGCATATGCTGGCAAAGATGGATGTACACTTCATTTCTTACACAGATCGTAAAATAATTGATTTGTTTCTCAATATTGTTCGAGAATACAACCAGAATCCTAGTGAAGAAAATTGGTTACGGATGATGTACAGTTATCCTAGCGGTCTGTTACTCACGGCTCGTATGACATTGAATTATTTACAATTAAAAACAATCTATGCACAGCGAAAGACACACAGATTACCTGAATGGAAAGTTGTTTGTGATTGGATTAAAGCACTTCCGAAAGCAAAAGAGTTGGGGGTGGTTTAATGACAGCGATGTATACCATTTATGGAGACAACAGTAAATTCCTCAAGGAACGTCATATGCAGGTGACAAGAAACCATACTGTCTATGATACTATTCGTGGTCGCTTGGCTTTGAATGATGGTTATTGCCCTTGCCAGCCTAGCAAGACGAAAGACACCATTTGCCCTTGTAAGTACATGCGTAAATACAGCACATGCCGTTGTGGTCTTTATGTCCCTGCTACGGATGAAGAGGAAGACGCAGATGTATAAGCCGATGAAGAAACCTATCACAATCCTTGTGGATGCTGACATGGCTGTATATCGTGCTTGTTCCTCTTGTGAGTGTGAGATTGATTGGGGCAATGATATTTGGACACTTCATGTGGATTTTAACGAAGCCCTTGCATACTTACAAGACCATATGGATGATTGGATTCAGAGGGCCTTGGAGCTTGACCAGTATTCAGGGAATGTAAATGTTGTCTATGCTTTTTCGGATGATGACAACAACTTTAGAAAGAAGCTCTTGCCTACCTATAAGTTGAATCGTGTTGGTAAAAGAAAGCCTGTTGCCTATCATGCACTCAAACAATGGGTACGTGATAATTGGGTGTCTGAACAATTAGACACCCTAGAAGCAGATGATGTTATTGGTCTGTTGGCTACAGGAAAGTACAAAGGAAACAACATTATTATCTCTGCTGATAAAGACATGCAGACGATACCAACAAAGATTTATAACTTCCTAACAGATACCTTGGTAGAGGTGACACAGGAAGAAGCAGCTTATAAACTGCTCTATCAGACTCTTGTAGGGGACACAGCGGATAATTACACAGGTTGTCCGAAAATTGGCAAGGTGAGAGCAGAACGTATTTTAGATGATAGTCCCACATGGGGAGCTGTAGTAGATTGTTTTAAGAAAGCAAATCTTACAGAAGATGACGCACTCTTACAGGCTCGTGTGGCGCATATCTTACAGGATGGAGATTATGAGAAAGGAAAGGTAAAATTATGGACACCCCAAAGTTTACACTCGTAAATAATGTAACACTTGACGATATGGAAATTATTGTAATGGCCGTTACACATCAAGCAGATAAAAACCCGACGCCTTTGTTTAGACACAGAAAGTCCGTTCAGGATTTGGCACAGCAGTTATGGAAAATGCAGAAGCTTGGTACACTGGCTGTCTTTGCAAATGAGCAGGGAAAATATGCAGGACTCTTGGCTTGCAATGTCGTTGAGCTTTGGTGGATTGATGGCCCTGTATTGGTGGAAGATTTGGTTGTTTCCATAGACACAAAACCGAATGGCTTTGGACGCTTTGCAGTTCAAGTCTTGGAAGACATTGCACGAGACAATGAATGCGTCATGATCTGCTCAGGTAGTAGCATGGTTCAAGACACACCGATTGTCCGTAACATGTATAAGAAACATGGATTTGTTGTCTATGGTGAATCTTATTTGAAGGAGATGGATTAGATGATTATGCATGATGAATTACCGTTTGTCCCTCGTGATGTTGTGAATTATCTAAAGGCTATCTACACTCCTGATTTCTTCATCAATGCAGATGTAGACAACAATGATATTCGTATGGGTTACATGCAGGGGTGTACCGAAATTATTTCCGTTCTACATAATCTCGCAGAAAGGAAGGACTGATTATGTCTAGTGGTGGTTGGTTAGGTAGTATTTTGAGCTTACCTATGAAGATTATCTCCAGTATCACAGGGGCAGGAAGTCACACCTATAGTGCCTCGGATAATTATAGTCCGACAGTAAAGGCTTCCGATTTGGTGTCTAGTACAACAGCTCAGACACCCGATGCCCCTGTCATGGGTGATGATACAACATACTATCAGAAGAAAAGAAATAAACTTGGCCTGTCTAGCTTGTATGTAAATAGTGGTACGAGTGGTACAGGTTCCACAGGTGATTACACAGGAAGGAGTGGTCTTTAATGTCGAGTGGCGGTTGGTTAGGACACACTGTGTCTAAGGCATGGCATGGTGTCACAGGGGCCGTAAAGCATACAGTTAATGCTGTAACAGGTGGTATCTTTGGGGGTTACAGGAACAGTGTAGCAGGTAGTAGTGACCAGCAGATTGTAGTTACTCCTAGTGCCGCACCTGCTCCCACAGCAACGGAACAGGCTGAATATGATGCCGCAGTACAGAATCAGAAAAAGAAGCGTGGTAAAAACTCGCTCTATGTTTCCTCGTCCGCAGGTTCCAGTGGTGGCGGTTCAGGTATTAACTTATGAGTAGCGGCGTAGACACCAATACATTTTATCGGACAGATACCGCAAAATCTCGTTATGATAAATTGGTGTCCGATAGAAAGGTGTATGTAGACAGAGCGGTAAAGAACGCAAAGATTACGATTCCTATGCTATTTCCCGATGAAAATGCTACCTCTACCACGGAGTATGAGACACCCTATCAGAGCATAGGCGCTCGTGGTGTTAATAACCTTGCGGCGAAAATCATGCTTGCTTTGTTTCCACCAAATGAGCCTTTCTTCAAATTGGAACTTGGAGACATGGCTAAACAGCAGGTAGCACAGCAGGGTGACACCTCAGCGATGACAAAGATTGACAAGCTCATGGGGGCCATAGAACGCCAGCTCATGGACTACATGGAAACTAATCGTTGCCGTATCACTATCAGTGAGGGTGTCTTACAGCTCATTGTGGCAGGTAACTGTTTATTGTATCTGCCACCTCAGACAGGCGGTATTAAATTATATCGTCTGAATAACTATGTGGTTGTTCGGGATGGTACAGGTAATTGGATTGAACTGATTGCGAAAGACAGCATTAGTTATGCCGCCTTACCCCCAGAAGCACAGACGTGTGTGGAGGGTACAGACATTTCACCAGACAAGAATGTAGAGCTTTATACTCATGTATATCTTGCCGATGGGGAAACCTTTGAAATGTATCAGGAGATAGAAGGACAGATTATTAAAGGTAGCGAACAGGAATTTCCTAGGGATAAGGTTCCTTGGATTCCCTTGCGACTCCGCAAGATGGATGGAGAATCCTATGGGCGTTCCTATGTGGATGAATACTATGGTGATTTGAAGTCCCTGAACTCTATCAGTAAATCTATTGCCGAAATGGCTACGTTGTCTGCTTTTGCACTCTTCCTTGTGAATCCTTCTTCCCAGCTCCGTGTTGATAAACTGAAAGACGCACAGAGTGGGGATTTCTTCAAAGGGAAGGAAGGCGACCTTACGGCTTTCCAGTTGAATAAGGTGAGTGACTTGCAGGTGGCCTATCAGCACAAGCAGGAATTACAGAGTAACTTGTCGTTCGCTTTCCTGCTGAACAGCTCTGTACAGCGTAATGCTGAACGTGTCACAGCCGAAGAGATTCGTTATGTGGCAAATGAGCTTGAGGATAGCGTAGGCAACATTTATTCTTTGTTGTCTTTGGAATTGCAGTTACCCCTTGTCCAGTGTCTTATGGCACAGCTTATGGCACAAGGCGCACTCCCTGATATTCCACAGGGCAGTGATGGTGTTCAGACACACATTGTAACAGGTATGGAAGCGTTAGGCCGTGGACATGATCTGACAAAGATTGAACAGTTCTTGCAGACATGTTCGGTACTTCCAGACTTCCAACAGCGCTTGAAGACTGGCAATGTCCTTGCTCAGATTGGCACAGCTCTTGGTCTTGATGCAGATTCCCTTGTCATGAGTGATGAAGAATATCAGGCCATGCAAGCCCAGATGATGCAAGCACAGATGGCACAGCAGATGGCGTCACCTATTGCACAAGGAATGATGAACAATAATCAACAATAAGGAGATTGATAAATAATGGATGAAAACGAAAACAAAGTAGTTGACACTCAGCAGACAGACACACAGCCAGAACAGGCGGTTGATAATGTCACTGTGTCTACTTCTGCTAATGCCCAGATTTCTGTAAAGGACACAGCAGAAAGTGTGGACAATGTGTTGGATGATGTAGCCAATGAAGATAATCAGGCTACGGACACACAGAGTACCGAAACGCAGACAGACACACAGGAAGAAGCTCCGAAAGGGGAACAGACTTCCGAACAGCAGTTGACTACAGCCCACAATGCCCTTGATAGTGCTGAAAAAGATTTAGTAAGCAAGGGTGTAGACTTTTCGGGTCTTGAAAATGAATACATGAATAATGGTAGACTCAGTCAACAGTCTTACGAAACCCTTGAGAAAGCAGGGTATCCGAAAGCGGTTGTTGACGGGATGCTTGCAGGTTGGGAAGCCGCTTCCACTCGCTTTGTAAATGATGTCTATGCACTTGCAGGTGGGCAGGAAGAATTTGCACGTATTCAGCAGTTCGTGTCTTCCCAGAATCAGGATGTCATTAATGCATTTAATGCTACCTTGGACAGTGAAAATCTCATGCAGATTCGTATGACCCTTGAAGGTATCAAAGGCCAGATGGTGAAACAGTATGGTACTCAGCGTCCTTCCATTGTTGGTAATGCCGCTCCGTCTGTAGACCGTAGTGGTTATGAATCGACGGACGAAATGATTAAGGATATGTCTGACCCTCGGTATCAGAAAGACGCAAAGTTTACACGTGAAGTGTATCGAAAAGTTAAATACTCTAAATTGTTCTAGTAAATTGTAATAGCCAATACAATTTTGCTGATTAAGACACTCCATAGTTTGGGGTGTCTTTTTCTATATAATTTTCTATTTTGAAAGGTGGATGATATTAATTATGGCAGATATTAAAATTGCAACTCCTATGGCGATTGGTACTACGGCAACCACAGATGCCGACAAACTTGCTCTTGCCCTTAAAGTCTTTAGTGGTGAAACTCTCACGGCATTTGCACGTGCTTCCGTAACGAATGGTAAATTTATCAAACGTACTATTCAGAGTGGTGAAATATAAATGCGGGCTTGCCTCTCTTTAAACACTCCTTTAACTGCTGGAATATCTCGCGAACAGACAGAGACAACTAGCAACGAAGCCTTGCTGACAAGTAAGGAACGTTCAACGACTATCCCGAAAGGGAGTAGGACGAAGCCGTCCGAAATGGGGAGTGAGAATACAAAGATATGCCGCTTGTGTGGTAAAGAAAAACCACTATCAGAATTTTATTTCAGAAAAGATAGTGGTAAATACCGCTCTGAATGTAAGGAATGTCTCAGCCGATTATCAACGGTACGAGAAACAGGGTGGACACAAAAAGCATATGATAGAGCCTTTAAAGAACAGCATGGTAGATGTGCCATATGTGGTAAAGAACTTAGTAGCACGAGATATACTCGGCTAACAGGTGACCATGACCACAAGACTGGAAAACTTAGGGGCCTACTCTGTACGAAGTGCAACACTGCTCTTGGTTTGTTGGAAGAAAATATAGACACCATAGAGAATATGATTGCATATATCAAAAAGTACCAGTAGTATTCTTGAAGATATAGTCTCAGCCCATAGGTGACTATGGGGTGCAAATGCACACACAAGGGGCAGCGTCCTTGTGTAAAGATAACTGAAATCCGCTCAGTTTCCTGTATTCGGTCGTACTAAAGCACATTACCTGAAAAGTGGTAAGAGCCTCGATGACCTTCGCGAAAACATTCAGCAGGGCGAACGTACCATTGTTATTGATGGTCTGTTGACTACGGACTGCTTGGTATTTGACCTTGATGAATTTATCGCACATTATGATTTCCGTTCTCCGTATGCTACACAGCTCGGCGAAGCGCTGGCAATCTCCATGGATGCGTCTATTCTCGCAGAGGTTGCTAAAGAAGCGCTGAACACTTCTGAAAACGTTGCTGGCCTTGGTAAAGGTGGCGTCGTCGAAAAGAACCTCGCAACGGGTTCCACGCTTGGTATTAACAAAGAAACAGGTATTGCAGTCCGTGATATTCTGTTAGAAGTTAAAGCTAAGATGGCCGCTAACTACGTTCCGCAGGGTGATCGTTATTGCTTCGTAACCCCTGAAATTCACGCCGCTCTGGCAACGAACCTTGATTTCTTGAACAGTAATTATGGCGCCGCCGCTACGCTGACTAATTCCAATATTATCAGCATGGATGGCTTCCAGATTATCGAATGCCCCCATCTGACACAGGGCGGTGATGACCCGACGAATACCATTCAGGGTGATGGCCATGCTTTCCCGTCGGCCTATGCAAGCAAGTCTCCGCTTTTGATTTGCCACAAATCTTCTGTTGGTGTCTTGTCCCTGAAAGACATTAGCTTTGAAACGGCGCGTCGCGCTGAATATCAGGCCGACCAGCTCATTGCTAAGTATGCTATTGGTATTGGTGGTCTTCGTCCTGAATCTACCTTTATGGGTGTTATTAGCAACCCTACTTAGTAGATTGTTGAGAGTTATAGGGGAGTGTAATGCTCCCCTTTTTATTCTTTTAAAGGGAGTGAAAAGATGCTATTTGTATCCACAGAGTTAGACGCAATCAATCTGATTCTTTCAGGCATTGGGGAAGCTCCTGTCAATAGTTTAACAGAGAGTGAATCTATTGATGTTGATAATGCACGGAGTCTGCTTGCTACTGTGTCTCGAAATATCCAGCGTCAAGGGTGGCAGTTCAACACATTGACCAATGTAACTATTATGCCAGACACCAACAGCAAAAAGATTCGATATAATCCATCATGGATAAAGATTACCGCAACGAATGGTGAGGTCTATGTAAAACGTGGGGATTTTCTGTACAACCTTACAGAGAAGACAGATACCTTCAATGAAGAGGTACAACTTACCATCATTGAAGCCATTGACTTTGAGGACTTGCCCGACGAGTTCAAAACATTCATCACAGCAGAGGCGGCTATTTTCTTTCAGGAACGTTACCTTGGTGACGAAAATGTATCTCAGGAGTTACGGATTGAAGAATCAAGAGCTTATGCGGATATTGTTCAGTATTGTATAGACACAGGTTCAAACATGTTGCAAACCACAGGGATGCAGAGTGCATTGGAAAGGAGATAAGACACCATGTTATACTCACAGAGCATTAAGAACTTTGTACAAGGTGTGTCTCAACAGCCACCACTCTTACGGTTCCCTGAACAGCTTGAGGAGCAGATTAACGGTTTCTCGACAGAGGTTTCAGGGTTACAAAAGCGTGTCCCTACAGTCCATCTAAAGACACTCACAGGCTTGAACCTTACTAAAGGAAGCAAACCTCTTGTTCATTTCATTGATAGGGATAAACAACAGAAATACATGGTTGTATTTGCCAATAACACTGTCAAGATTTATGACATGAAGGGTAACGAAAAGACTGTCAACATTGAAGACGGCGCTTATTTAGCTACGAATACTCCTCGTGATAACTTACGAGTCATGACGGTAGCTGACTACACTTTTGTACTGAACAATACAAAAATAGTTCAGTTGTCCAGTAAGAAGTCTCCTGACTATTTTAATAATCAGGGTAGTATGTTATATGTTCGTCAAGGGCAGTATGGCCGTACCTATCAGGTTTGGATTGATGGCGTATCTAAATGCACATGGACAAGCCCAAATGGGGATGCCGCTGACCAGACGAAGCAGATAGACACCAACTATATTGCAGATCGTATCAATGAACAGCTAAACAATAATGGTGTGTCTACGGAACATCAAGATAATTGGATTCGTATTTGGAGTGGGGGTCTTGTCCAGACAGCCGATGGGTTTAACCATCAGGCACTCATTAATTTCAAAAAATCCATACAGCGTTTCAGCTTGCTTCCTGCTACGGCTCCTGATAACTATTGTGTCAAAGTCAAAGGAGACCCAAATGGTGCTAGTGAGGGGAGTTATTATGTAAAGTATTCAAAAGATAGTAACGTGTGGGAAGAATGTGCTTGCCCAAACATCAACATTGAGTTTGATAAGACAACCATGCCACATGCTATTATCCATAATGCAGATGACACTTTCACCTTCAAGGCTCTTGATTGGGATGAGCGAAAAGTTGGTGATGATGATAGTAACCCTTCTCCGTCTTTTGTAGGACATACCTTGTCCAGTATCTTCTTTTATCGCAATCGTTTAGGTGTTTCCTCTCGTGAAAACATCATCATGTCAGAATCAGGAGAATACTTTAATTGGTGGATGACTACCGCCAATGACCTGTTAGACACAGATGGAATTGATGTTCCGATTACATCCACAAAAGCAAACCTGATTAATTATTGTGTTGTCTTTTCCGAAGACCTTTACGCTTTCTCGAATGACACACAATTCATTATCCGTGCCGATTCTACCTTGACACCGAAAACAGCGTCCCCAACAGAAATTACACAGTTCAATAGTTCTCCTGACTGTCAACCAAAGGTAGCAGGAAAGAACTTGTATTTCCCTTCTGAACATGGGGATTTCTCGACGATTCGGGAATACTATACGGTTCAGGATATCTCACAAATGAAAAATGCACAGGACATTACATCTCATATTCCTAACTACATTGAAGCAGGTGTATACGACATTATTACCTCGACGGCTGAAAATGTGCTGTTCTGTCTGACAAACAAGGAGACAGACACCATTTACCTTTACAAGTATCTATTTGCAAATGAAGAACGTATTCAGTCCTCGTGGTCTAAATGGGTCTTTGATGGCGAGATTTATGGTGCAGGTTTCATAGGTAGTTATTTATATCTGCTTATGCGCAGAGGAACACAGATTACCATGGAGCAAATGGACTTCTCCGTAAACATTAAAGAGTTTGACGATACAGAAGTTTATCGTGTCTATTTAGACCAGAAGAGAGTGATGGACAATGGTGTCTATGATGATGTAGCTGAAAGAACAAAGTTTGACCTCAAGGCTCTTTATGCCTATACAGACACCACACCTTTGCAGAGTCTTTGTGTAGTCACTCATGATGGTGTCTTACATGAAAATCTGAAAGCAGATGATGCAGGATGTATCTATCTCGATGGGAACTTTGCAGGAAAGAAATTGGTAGTAGGGGAACCTTATTTGTTTAAGGCTATCTTCACAACCTTCTACCTTAAAAAGAACGACAATGGAAACATTAGCTCCTATGCAGAAGGAAGGACACAAATCAAGAACATCCATATCAATTATGATCATACAGGTTTCTTGGCTTGCAGGGTGTCTTACCTTGGGGGCAAAGAATATGTGTATCGGATGACAAGTAAGATTCTTGGCACTTCTTCTGCTCGTTTGGGTAAGAAGCAGAATGAAACAGGGAAGTTTGATGTACCCATTCATGCTAAGAATGAATCCGTTACGATTGCAGTTGAATCAGACATGCCAGTTCCACTCTCTATTGTAGGGCTGAATTGGGATTGTCTGTATACGACACGAACAAAGGGGGTATAGCGAATGTGTACCGTAGCGCTTAGTTATGGTATTTCAGCTCTTAGCTCTTTGTCTAAACAGAAAGCACGGAGAGCTGAAATTCAGAATCAGATTGATGCCAATAATCAGACCGCAAGGGGATTGCTCCAGTCTATGAACTATACCTTTCAAAACTATGAGACACAGCGTAGGGCCGCTTTCGCCGCTCAGATTGATGCAATGACGAAAGACAGGACGAACGCTCATAGACAGGAAGCGTCTGTAAAGGCCGCTGTCAACGAAGAGCTGGCAGGGGGTGGCAGAACAGCTAATTTGATTAATCGTAGTGTTCGTGCAGATGAATCACGTGTTGCTTCGCAGTCTCAGGCTAATTATCAGTCTAAGATGAATGAAATTGACCTTAACAAGGAAGCGGCGCTTATCTCTACACGTAATGCTATCAACAGTATCCCGTCGGTTGAGACACCCTCTTATCTCACACAAGGTATGGAAATGTTTTCTGATTTCATGCAGACCTATAATACCTTACAGGGTATTAAGAGCATGAGAAAGAAAGCAGGTGTTGAAGGCGGACATGGAAAGACACTTGATAGACATACAGGTGACATCACACCTGTAAATCTTGACCCCTATATCCACAGTGAAGACATTCACAATACAGGGATTGGGACACGAATTGTAGACCTCGACGAAGCGTCTGCAAAGTATGACAGTATGAATTTATTCAATCCTCATGGTCTATTTGCAAGCAATGCTATCAACGGTTACTTTAGCGGTGACATGAGCAGGGGCTTGTCTTATGATTGGTCTAATGGGGGTATTTCAAGGAGAGGTGCTACATGGCGAAACGGATTGCTAGTGCTGTAGGCACAGAAATGCAATTTATGCCGCAACCAGATGCAACATATCAAGATCGTTTGACAGAGGTACAGGGTGTTAGAGGTACTAACCCCTCGTCCTCGTCCGCTTCCATGTTTGCAAGTGCGGCTGATAATCTCAATAGTAGTTGGCTGTCTTTCATCACAGACCGTGAAAAACGTATGAATGAAGAAGGCCTTACAGAAGCCAACAGACTCATTGCGTCCACCACAGAGGAAGACAGACAGAAACTTAATACACTTGACATGGCCTTGACATACGGCTATGGGAATAACTTAGATAATCCTTATTTTATCGCATACAGCGACAAGTTACGTGGACAGGCTTTAGGTGACTCCGCAAAACTTGCATACACAGAAGAATTTGGTGATAGTCCTGCACGTACTCCCGATGAGGAAGTGAAGCGGTATGACGACTTTGTACAGAAGTATCGACAGCGCTTCATTGACAAAGGACTCATTGATAATAATGTGTCTTTTGAGCAGGGCTTCAATGACAAGAATATTGAAAATCAGCAAACGTTGATGAGTAATCATGTTCAGCGCGATATTGAAGACAGAATCTCTGAAACCTTCAATAACATTAAGTCTGAATTAGGGAATCTCATTTATGATGCTCCTACCATGACTCGTGATGAACAAGTACAGAAGCTTACAGAGATTTTCAATCAGAGTCGCTTGATGGGTCTGAATCCTTCACAGCGACAGACACTTGTTGATAATTTCACCAAAGAAATTATTACCACAGGGACAATCAAGGACTTTAAGAACTTTAAAGCTACTATCCTTGACCGTATTCCTGTACAGACACGCTTAGATGGTACGACACAGACAATGGGTGACTTGGTAGACACCATGGAATTAGACACCCTGAATGTTGCGTATCGTAAAGCCCATATGGAAAAATCAAAGATGGATTTCATTAAGAAGTATGGTAAAGATAAAGACATGAATCGTGTCTATACCGATGTAATTAAAATGGGGCAGTCTGGCAATCGTTCAGATCGTGATAATGCTGAAATTCTTACAGGGATGTTACCTGAAATTGAGAGTCTTCAAAATCAGCATAAGGCCGCTCAGGCTCGTATGGCTAAGGCTGGGGCTAAAGGGGTTAAGACAGCCGCCAAATCACAAGCAAGTTCTGCCTCTGCTAGGGAAAACATTCGGGCTTTCATGGAAGATGATAACCCTGTAAAAGATGGTTATGGTAGTTCCATTGGGAAACCTTTAGTTGGTGGTAAGGCTGTTGATTCAGGTACGATTCTTAGTGCTTTTCAGGAGTACGAAAATCAGATTATCAATAGTGATGCGGATGAAGACACAAAGGCACAGAAACTTATGAAGCTCTACACTTATTCAGGTGTAAGTAACGTAAAAGAACAATTAGTGAATAGTGTCTTACAGACCGTCAACAGTGCCACAGCAGACAGTGTAGAGGCGAATGGTGTACCTAACTCCATTATTTATCTTGTAAAGGCTCGTAACATTAATCATGGACAGTTTGCAGGTGCTTTCGGCAGTAAGGTAGACGCCGCTATCGGGGCGATTGTAAACTTCTCTCATGCGTCGGGGGAAGAAGACGCAGACAATGCACTCGTTCGAGGGTACGCCAACTATTGTCGTATTAAAGATACCAGCGAACAGGATAAACAAAACTACATGGCGCAGATTAGAAGCATTGCCGCAGGTGGTTGGTCTATTGGTGGTATGGAAAGCTGGGATGGTAGTGATTCTCCTACTATCTCTTATGATGATGCACAAATTGCTGAAACCGTAAAGGATAGAGCTTTGATGTACAACTTAGCTTATCATGACCCACAAGCCGCCTTAGATTCTGCTTGTAACGATATTCGAGATGCCTATGCTTACTACAAAGGGGCTGTCTTTCCTAAGAACTGTTTCAATAGTGGGCTTTCTCCAGACACAGAGGCGACATTCGCTAAACAAGCCTTGAATACCTTGAGTTACTATTATGCTGATAATTGGGGAGTTTCCCCTGACGATATCAGCGTGTCTTATGATGAAGCCTCTAATACGTGGTCTTTCTCTGAGAAAGCGAATGGGAACTATACACAGCTTTCTGGCTCTGATATGGCTAATGAAATTCAGTATGTAGCTACTTATGTTCCGCCTTCCACTTCTAGTAGCCGTGACTCTTATTCGGATGATACTACTGAATATGTATCTACAGCGGTTGGCTCTAATGGGGTAACAGAAGAACAAGCAAAGGATGTTGCTGAACATTCTGATTCTCCAGGTGAAGTAATTATGGAACAGTTACGTAGTGGATGGCACTGGTTGACAGGCAGATAGAAAGGAGATAAGACACAATGGCAGTTTCAAATAATATGTCCCTTGTCTATAATTGGTTTATCCAACATGGATATTCACCAACATTGGCCGCAGGGTTCGCCGCTAACTTTGCAGTTGAAACGGGTGGCGGTGAGGACATTAATCCTGATATTACGTCCCCTAATGGTGCATATGGGATTGCGCAATGGCTTGATGAAAGCAGACAGACGAATTTCAGAAACTTCATGGATGAACATGGATATGATTCCAATGACATCTATGCACAGTTAGAGTTCGTTGATTGGGAGCTTCATAATACAGAATCACAAGCATTGGAAGAGATTTCAAACTCGGACTTGTCGAGTGCTGAAAGTGCCGCCGCCGCTATTGCTGATTACTACGAACGTTGTCAAGGACAGGCACTTGACCTAAGACAACAGGTAGCAGGTGAGGTATATTCAAACCTTTATGGGGGCGAAAGCTATGATGCGTCTGCTACAGGTTCTAGTGATTCCAGTAGTGGGGGAACAGACACAGAAGACTACACTTCCTATTTACCCGATGACATGATGGGTATTGATGGTAGTATGTATCAGCGCTTAGGGATGTTGTTCAAGAAGGCACAGGAATTAGGGGTTACTCCCCTTCTGACAGCAGGTGCTAATGATGATTCACATACAGAAAATAGTTGGCATTATAAGGGCCTTGGTGCTGATATTGCATGGGAAGGCTTGCAGTGGGGTGATGATACCTTATCTGCTCTTGCAGACTATGCTAGGTCATTAGGGTTTCAGGAAGTAATCAGTGACCCTCATGGCACAGGCCCTCACCTTCATGTAGCTAATCCTGACCTCTCTAAAGAAGTCAACGCTCTCTTAGGGCCTAAACAGGCAACAACCACCTTTGGTGAGGGTGTCTTTACCCCTAAGATGCAGAACATGGTGAGTCCTGAAATACAGGCACTTGCAGATGCAAAACTACAGATGCAGAAAGCCTATGAAGAATCCCTGAAAGAAAAGCCTTCTATCCTTGAGGGTATTTGGCATGACTTCAAGCGCAGTGGTAACTTTGCGTATGAGTTTGTTGATGCCCTGTACACTGACCTCTTCCACAGTGACCTTGATGCTTTTGGTCATGATAAGATTACCGATGCAGACCGTAACTACATCAAGGCCGCCATGGGGAGTGGTAATGAAGCAGAAGCACAATGGATTATTGATAATGCAAAAGACCCCACACAGTTGTATTACCTATTACAAAAGAAGTCCGATGAGATGGCAGAGGACACAAAGTATGCCGCTTACTACAATTCGGTAGGCGCACATACCCTTGGCACTGTCTTAGGGGCTGTCTTAGACCCATTAAATGCCCTTCCTGAATTGAAGGTCTTACAGGCAGGAAAGATTATGAAGACACTTGGTGGTGTGGTGAAAGACACACGTATTATTGATAGTGCCGCTAAGGCCTCTGCTGAAAAGATTCTCAGTGCAGGTGGTGCTAAAAGAATTGGGGACACAACATTAAACATGGCCGCTCTGGGGGCTTTACAGCAACATGCCGCCAACATGGGTAATGGCACAGACGACAGTATCGCAGGGGCCGCTATGATTGCAGGGATTTCAGGGGGTGTCTTACGTACCCTTGGAATGGCAGGAAAGAACTTGTTCCATAAAGACCCTGCTGTAGCTAATCTGGCCCGAACAGCAGATAGGATTGAAACAAGTGCCGCTCGTGAAGCTGTAGGATTAAAGACACCCTACACCATTATGGATACAAAGGAAGCCGCTTCCAAACTTCATGATGTGGAATACTTCACGAAGCAGGAAGGCAAGATTGCAAGTTCCGTAGCGGATCGTGATGATGTATTTGCATTGTCGCTGAAAGACGCAAAGAAACTTGGAGCTTCCATGGGTATCAAAGTGTCGGACAACACGAAAGGTTTCTTTGTTCCTCATGGTGATTATACTGTAGTAGTCAAAGACAACATCAAGGGAGCTAAAGAATTAGATGGTGTCTTAGCACATGAAATTGGTGTCCATCAATCTCTGAAAGACACCATAGGTACTGACCGCTATCAGTCCTTGATGGATTTTGTGTCTACTCAATCAAAAGACACAACATCGAAGTTTGCACAGGCCGCAAGACTTGCTAACAGTACAGACCCCGAAGAGATTCTTGGTTATGCCATTCAGCATGATATGTTGAGTCGTAAATCGAGTCATTCCTTGGTGTCTAGCTTTAGAGAAGGCTTAAAGGAAATGGGCTTTGGTGATAAAGCTAGATTCACCAACAACGAGATTCTCGACATGGTCAACACAGCGGTTCGCTATCAGGGCTTGAAAAAGCAGGGTATCATTGTTAATCCCGATGGGAGCATTATCCAAAATGGTGTCCATTTCTCGAAAGACAACATGCTTGCTCCTGAAAGTCTTCTCGACTATGAAAAGAGTGCAGATGAATTGGCACAGGAACGAAAAGGAAAGACAGCCTTTGAAAAGACCGTCAATACCTTATCGGGATGGATGGACAATACATTGCTAACTCGTACTCCATATGGGGCCGCTTATCATTCTCCGTCTATGACGCTTGCGAAGAAAGCCTCTGAATTATGGGAAGATGCACAGCGTCGTGGTACATCTCGTAATGGTTCCAATATGCCATCTGCTGAACGTATGAAGGACTATCTCATGGGACAGCTTGATAAATACAAAGGTGAGATTCTTGATGCTCGTAAAGAATGGATTCGTGACCATTATGGTACAATGGGTGTCATTAACCCTTATCGCAAGGGGGATGCCCATAGACAAGAATTTGATAAGCTTGTCATTGATAAGTTCAACAGCTTGTCTAAACAGCAGACACACATTAACATTGATGATACGATGGTAGACCAGAATGTCATGAAGGCCGTCAAGTCTTTGCAGAATCTTTATGATACCCGTATTGACCTTGGCAAAAATTCATCCTCTATTTTTGGGGGTTCTATGGAACGAAACTTGATTGAGGATGGATGGTATTCAGTCGACGATGAATTTCATCGCTTAGTTGACCCTGATGCTTATAGGGAGTTTGTGTCTAACTTCACCACCACAGGTGATAAGGGAGCGAGAGCTTTTATGGAGAAGTATGCACGAGTCGCTTCCAATATGCCTACGTCTCGTAAGCTGATTGGGGAGATGATTAAACGTGAAAAAGAACTGAGACTCCAGCGTGAAATTAAGGGTGCAGAGACCTTTTTAAAAAAAGAAGCACTTAAAGATCCAGAAAAGATTAACCATGCCAAAGTTAAACGTGTCAAAGAAGAACTTGAACAAAAACGTGCTATCACTATCAAAGACACCACAGATAAAGAAATTGATGATTTCAGGGATGAAAAGTGTAAGGAATGGGCAGACAACATCATGCAACCTCTTGAGGATAAATTGGATGGCTTAGACACTGATGGTGCTTCCTCTAAACTTGGGGACTTGAACTTCTTCCGTGGGCGTCTTCCGATGGACACAGGTGTTGTCATGGATATTAAAGATGCAGAAGGTAATGTTGTTAAAGCCTTCTCCTTTGATAATGACCTTAGATACTATGACCTTGAACACACCCTGAACAGAACGAATAGACGTTTTGCAGGTGAAGTAGCAGTCCGTAATGTCCTTGGTTCTGCTAATGAATATGGTGCTTTCGTGAAGAAGGTACTCCATGAATTGCGGCTTGCTTCCATGGGGAATGATGGGCGTATCAACAGTTCCACAGCTGAAAAAAATAAGCGGTGGTTCTTAGACAACATTGCGCGACTCCGTGGGATGCGTGATCACTACGAACGAAATATCTATAATGAAGGTTCAGCAGTCACAAAGATTCTCAACAACTTTGCATACTTCAAGCGCGGCGGCTCAATGGGATGGAACCAGTTAGGCGACTTAGGGGGTGCGATTGCCTATGGTGGTCTAAAACAAGTATTTGGTGTCTTCAATCCCTTGCGGAAATTCGTACAGGATGTTCGTCTTGGGAAAGCCAATTCTAAGATGGTTGAAGACCTCTCATGGCATGTCTTTGGGGAACCTGTAGAACGTTACATTTTCCGTGGGAATTGGGGAGACACACAGACCCGTAATGCCTTGTCTAAACGTGGTTTTGGGGTGGACAACCTATTGATTAGTGCAGCTGATATGACACACAATCTGGGCAAGTTCACTTCACAGATTAACATGCTTGGACATATGACAGACACAATGGTGCGCTCTGCTCGCAGTGCGGCCATTACAGACTCGATTCGTTGGGCGCATGGAGAAACCTTCAATGCGTTACGTAATCCATTCAGCAAGGCAAATATCAAGGCTCTTGGCAGATACGTAGACCTTGAACAGATGAAAGATGACTTGTGTACCTATGTGAAGTGGGATGGTAAGAAAGGGACTGTTGCAGATGGTTTTGATGTAGATGCATGGAGAAAAGAAAGACCTGATACCTTCTGGGCTTGGTATGATCTGATGCAGAATCAGGTGGAAAAGAGTGTCTTATTGAGTTCGTCCGAAGGCAACCGAAACATGCTGAAAGACACCAACTCTTTAATGCGTCTTGTCATGATGTTTAAAGACTTCAATATGCGCTCAAACAATGCTCAGTTTATGCGAATGATTCAACAGCATGAAGCTCAGGATGCCATGGCCTTTGCATTGTCTCTCATGACCAATACAGCCGCTTTTGCCGCTCGTAACGGAGCTAAGATGGCCACTCTGTATGCACTGGGACAGACAGACGCCGCTAACTACATCAAGGAAAACTATCTGAATGACAAGGCCCTTGCAAAGGCCGCCTTTTTCCGAACAGGTTTCTTGTCACCTATGGGAGTTTTTAATGACTTCTTGGAAGCTCTGTACGGTTCTCCTACAATCAGAACAACAGTATCTCAGTATCGCAATAATCCCCCTAAAGAAATAGGTGGTTATATCGGAAACTTTGCTCAACAGTTACCTGCTGTGGATACCTTGTCGGATATGACATGGAAACCAATTCGTAGTGCCTATCGGCTGGCTACCAGCAAGGGGACACAAAAGGATTTGAGGACGCTATTAAATCTGGCTCCTGTTCCTGACTTTATCCCCTACACGCAGGCGATAGACACACTGGCAAAATTAAATAGTTTGAAAGCTAAATAAAAAGGAGAGTGATAGATAGTGGCAAACACAACAGGCTTTAAAGCTCGTGTGGAATATGAAGTTACCGATGGGGCGCAAACGACGTATACGTTCCCCTTTTCGTATCTCCGCAAGAAGTTTGTCATGGTGTCTATCCTTCACTCCGATGCTTCGGAAACAGCATTGGAGTATGGGGTAGACTATACAGTCAATGATTTATCCATGTCTTTGACCACACCTGCACAGGTTGGAGAACATATCATTATTTATCGTCAGACAAGTACAGATAAGATTGTTACGTGGAATGACGGCTCTATCTTGTTGGCACGGGACATGAACACAGAAGATGCTCAGATGCTCCACTTGCAGGAAGAACAGCAAGACTATATTATGGCTCATGCTATTTCTACGAAAGTAACGAGTGATAAAGAAGTCCTTTGGGATGCATTGAATCATCGTGTCATTAACGTGAGTGACCCCAAAGACCCTCAAGACGCCGTAACGAAGCACTACATGGAAAGCGTCCAGAATGGTTTTGTAACGGCCAATACAATCTTGGTACAGGAAGCAACGAAGCAAGCGTCCGCCGCAAAGTCTTCGCAGGAAGCCGCTAAGACCTCGGAGACTAATGCAAAAACTTCGGAAACCAATTCTGAAATATCTCATCAAAAGGCGAAGAAGTGGGCAGAAGCTACGGATTCTCCAGATGATGAGGCGGATACGGACAGTACCACAGGGAAGACACAGAGCTCTAAAGAGTGGGCTTTGTATAGCAAAACGAAGGCACAGGAAGCGGCAACGTCCGCAACGAACGCTAAGAGTTCTGAGACAAACGCAAAGACCTCTGAAACCAATGCGAAAACCTCGGAGACAAAAGCGGCTGTGTCGGAAGCTAATGCAAAGACTTCTGAAAGCAATGCTAAGTCCTCGGAAACAAAATCTAAGGATTCTGAAAATGCCGCTCGTGTGTCTGAACAAAATGCCGCTGAAAGTGCAAGGTTGGCGACGGAGAACGCTATGGACTTCAATATGTTGAAGAGGAACAAAGTGTACTCCATAGGCGATATTGCCTACTCATCTTATCTTCCTTCATGGGCTAGATTGGAATGTGTCACAGCAGGTACAACAGCAGATAAAGTGCCTTTCTCTATTACTATGGTGTCTAGTGGGGGGGGTACTAATTAGTGATGGTACAGTAACTTGGATTGTCGATGATATACGAGATATGACACCTGTAGGATGTGTGAGAGGGAGTTTGTACTTGCCTAAAGGGTACATTAAAGCCAATGGCGCTACTGTACAGAGGGCAGACTACCCTAGACTCGTACATTTCATTGAAAGTAATAATTTATGGACAGATGACATAACAACTAATGCAGGGCTGTTTGGTAAAGGTGATGGGAGCAATACCTTTGTACTTCCTGATTATCGGGAACGGATGATGCAGTATACAGAGGGGAGTATAGGGGCTAAAAGAGGTGCAGGATTACCAAATGTTTATGGGTATTTTCGCACTACTGGTAATATTGCAAGAAATGTGATTGCAGGTACAATATTAGAAGCAGGTTATTGTATGAATAGAGGGGGGATAACTCAGCAGATAGTTACATTAAACGAGGGGACGCATAAAGTAGTCACTGCTACTACTTATGACCACGTAACATTAGACGCTAGCTCTTACAATCCTATTTATGGCTCATCAAATACCGTGCAACCCCCTGCAATTAATGTCATACCGATACTTAGATATTAGTAAGGAGTGATTCAATTTGAAAGCAGGGCAATATATAACAGATGGTACAGCTATATTTATTCTCGATGATGTGAGAGATGGGAACCGTGTAGGTGACATTGTACTCAAACCTACGCTGAATGATGGATACATCAAGGCCAATGGGGCAACCGTAAAAGCCAGTGAATATCCACGCTTACTTAAATTTGCTCAGGACAACAGCCTTTGTGTCTCTGATAGTGAATGGAGTGCCAATAGTGCTACAAAGTACGTTTATGATGCAAGTGCAGATACTTTAAAGGTTCCTAATGTGGTGGGAAGAGTATTACAGGGGGAAGATGCCCTTGCTACGAAAAAAGCGGGCTTACCGAATATACAGGGGTTTTTAAGTGCGGCGGGCGCTCCTGCATGGCAAAATGGCTCAGGGGCGTTTTCTCTGAGTGGGTCTCCTAGTCATGAGCCACTCGCGAATACGAATGGGCCACAACAATATCCATGGCTGTCTTTTTCCGCTAATGCTTCCAATTCTATTTATGGTAACTCTGATACCGTACAGCCCCCTGCATGTTGTCTGATTGCACAAATTAAATACTAAAGGAGAGTGGAAACATGATGGAAGACACAAAATTAGTATATGCCTTTGACCTCTTAACAGGGGAGTATAAAGGCCCTAAGACACTTGATAACACAGACCGCAGTCCTATCAGTGGTGCTTGGCAGATTCCCTGTAACATGGTAGAATCAGCGCCCCCTGAAATTCCAGAAGATCATAAATGTCTCTGGGATGGGACACAATGGATTCTTAAAGAAATTGAAAAGTCGGAAGAACCTGAAATTCCAGAAGTGCCACAGGTGCCAGAAAGCACCACACAGATGCCCTCTTTGTCTGAACGAATTGCAGTGCTTGAGGATGCCGTGAATACCTTAATGGAAGGAGTGGCTACGAATGGCTAAATACTTGGCATATCAGATTATTTTGCAGAAACTAAAGTACAACACAGTTATCACAAGATTCCCGAAGTACAAAGACGATATTGATAAGGTGCTTGACGGTATGGGCTGGATGATTGATGACAATGGGAACTGTGTAGGAAAGAAGGTGTCTGAATAGTGAAAGACTACATATACGACATGATTGATTTACGAAATTACCTAGACAAAGAATGGGATAAACTAATGTATATTGCAAAAAAGGAATTTGGAAGTATTGATGACACAGAAGTATTCTTAATGAATAAGCAGAAAGAATTGACAGAAAAGTATATGGACGTTCTTGATGCTCGCATTTCCCATGCCATCTTAAAGGAACAAAAGGAAGATGAAAAATGAAACGAGGTACACTACATAAGATGATTAACACACTATGGAACTTATGGACAGCCACAGAAGTAAAGATTGGCTGTCTTTTTTCTATTGCTTGGTTGTGTTTCAATCAGCTTGTGGGCGGTGTGGATGAGCAGATTAATGCTTTGGTTGCCCTTGTGGCTTGTGACATTATCACAGGCCTTTGGGCTTCCTTCAAACTCCATGCCTTTGCAAGTTCGATTGCGACACATGGCTTATATAAGAAGGCCGCTATGTTCCTTATCATTGGTCTAGGTGTTCTATTGGATTCAGCGATGCACACTCACATGGTACGGACGTTATTCATTGGAGCCTTTGCAGTGGTAGAGGCACTGAGTATTGTTGAAAATATTGATCGTGTTGGTTATGGGCAGTACATCCCTAGCTTTATTAGGGGTGCGCTCGCTCAGATTGCGAAAGAGAAGAAGGTGGACAGATTAGATGACAAATAAAGTAATTGACGTTTCCTATTATCAACGCAATATTGATTATGATGCTGTAGAGGCCACAGGGGTTCAGGGTGTCATTATCAAAATTTCCGAAGGGTGTTCCGAAGAAGACACATGGGTAAGACACGCAGAAGAATGTAAATCTAGGGGTATCCCTTGGGGTGTCTACTGTTTCTCTCATGCTCAGACACCAGAAAGAGCAAGGGAAGAAGCGCAGACAGTTTTGGCACTCCTTGGTGATGATGTGCCACCTATGGGCATTTGGTACGATTGTGAAGCCGACAAATGTTTTGCAGAAGGTGTAGACACCACAGCCCTTTGTTCAGCCTTTATTGTCGCTTGTAATGAAGCAGGACACAGAGCAGGGATTTATACCTCTACTTTGAAATGCACAGATTACATGACAAACTCCATTCGGCCTAACTTGCTTGCTGACTATGTACCATATTGGATTGCAGATTACCGTGGATACAACGGGTTTGCGCAGGACTACCCTGATAAACATGTAGCAGGCTGGCAGTGGAGCGCACATGAATATATTGGAGATACAGAAGTAGATATGAATGAATGGTATGAGGAGCTGAATTAGATATGTATGATAATATTCGCAAAGAAATGTGCAAAAAGATTAATGAAATGACTGATACTGACTTGTTGCGCTTTTTTGCACGTTTAGCTGTAACAGAAGTAGAAGTGTTGGATAGAATTGTTAATTTTGCAATGCTTAAAGAGGAAGCAGATGAATTAGAGGAAGAGTTAGAAAAGGGGAAGGAAGATGTTAAATGACCAACAGAATAAAAAAGCTCTGCTTGTGTCTTTCACTGTTGGTGTGCTTTTGTGTCTTTCCCTCTGTGTCTACTTCTACAGTTCACGCACAGAGTCCACAGAAAGTCGAAATGTCAATCGAACAATTCAACAGCTTACGACAGATGGTGACAGAGCTACAGAAGCAGTCAACAGCGCAGAAACAGGACTCTCAGAAGCTCAAGACACAGCTAACAGAATCTCAGAAAGAGCTGACGAAAGCACAAGTGTACTTGACCGATTACAAGCAGAACTTGATGGAATTGCAAAAGCAAACGGACTCTCTGAATAAGTCGGTGAAGCGGATGGAGCGCCAGCGTGATTTGGCTTGGGTCGTTGCAGGTGGCTTGCTGATTTGGGGGTGTGGTCGGTAATGAAGGTACGTATTAAGAATCCTGATAAGCCCTCGATGGCAAAAGCAATTCGTGCGAAGTGTATGAATTGTGCAGGAGAACAGGAAGCAGAAGTGCGCAAATGTACTATTGTTGATTGCCCTTTGTTTCCTTATCGCTTTGGGTGCAATCCTAAAGTATACATTAGTAGGAATGAGGATAACGTCAAAATTATCCCCTAGACTGATTGGGATACGTTTTACGGTTTTATAACTCCCTGTAGGTGTATTTACCTATGGGGAGTTTTATTTTACGTAGGAGGCTTATAGTGGCGATAAATAAGGTTTTATATAGCAGTGAAAATGAAGTGTGGGAGACACCACAAGAGTTATTTAATAGATTGAATGATGAATTTCATTTTGATATAGATGTGTGTGCTACCTCTGAAAACGCAAAATGCCCTAAGTTCTTTTCACCCCTTGATGATGGTTTATCTCAAGACTGGCAGGGTGTCTGTTGGATGAATCCACCCTATGGAAAAAAAATAGGAGCATGGATGAAGAAAGCCATGGAAGCAGAGGCACTTGTTGTCTGCCTCGTACCTTCACGAACAGACACAAAGTGGTGGCATGAGTACGCCATGCAAGCCTCAGAGATTCGTTTCATCAAAGGACGTTTGAAATTTGGAGACAGTAAGAACAGTGCGCCTTTCCCTAGTGCAATCATTATATTTGGGAAGACACACAAAGATTTAAAAGTATGTAGTATGGAGAGAGGATGATGATAAATGGCTAATTTTAATATTCCACAGGAATTGATTGACCGTTTGGCAACCGAAGAAGTGCAGGCTCTCTTAGAAGGGCTTGAGGATGAAGAACAGCGCAAAAATCCTGCCTTTCTCGCAAAGGTACGGCAGTTCTTGAAAGACAACGATTTCAACACCACTGTTGAGATTGAAGGTGTCAAAGAAGTAAAACAGGAAGCCTCTAAGATTCCTGACTTCATGGAACTTGTGAAAGAAGGTTGATAGATTGAAATGGAGTGAAGCGGATGTCCAGAAGGCACGTGAACACTTCTGGGCATTTGTCTATATTGTATGGCGGTCTATTGACCTTCCACAGCCGACACCTATTCAAATTGACATTGCAAACTATCTCCAGAACCCCCCTAAAGACCGTATCATTCTTGAGGGGTTCCGTGGTGTCGCTAAGTCCTTCTTGACATGTGCTTATGTGGTGTGGAGATTGTGGAAGGAAAGACAGCTAAAGATTTTGATTGTATCTGCCTCTGGGGACAGAGCAGATGCGAACGCTCGCTTTATCAAGCGTATCATACAGACACTCCCTTTCCTGTCTGATATGATTGCAGACAAGGGGCAGTTAGACACACAGAATATCTTTGATGTTGGGGGTGTCGTTCCTGATATTTCCCCCTCTGTAAAGTCCATTGGTATCACTGGGCAGATTACAGGGACACGTGCAGACATTCTAATTGCCGATGACGTAGAAGTCCCGAAAAACTCAGCAACACAGCAACAGCGTGATAAGCTCTCAGAGGCCGTAAAGGAATTTGATGCTATCTTGAAACCGAACGGCCAGATCATATATCTCGGTACACCACAGACTGAATCGAGTCTGTACAACACCTTACAAGACCGTGGATATATTGCGCGTATCTGGCCTGTCTTATATCCTCAATTATCAAGGGTAGAAGATAATTATGGTGATTCCCTTGCTCCCTCTATTTGGAACAAACTGAAAGCTGACCCTAGTCTTGAGGGTAAGCCTACAGACCCCTTGCGATTCAATGAGGAAGAAATTGCGAAACGTTCCTTGTCTTATGGGAAAGCAGGGTTTGCTCTCCAGTATATGCTCAATACTCGGTTGTCTGATGCGGAAAAATATCCGTTGAAGGTGTCTGATTTGATTATCACTAACCTTGATATGAAGGAAAGTAGCCTTAAATGGGCGTGGGCAAAAGGCAGGGAACAGCTCTTGTCTGATATTCCCTGTACAGCCATGGCAGGGGACTATTACTATAGTGAGCTGTCCCGTAGTCCCGAAACGATGCCCTATCAGACAACAGTGATGGCTATAGACCCATCTGGGCGTGGGAAGGATGAAACAGTCTACGCAATCTTAAAGTACCTGAATGGTTATTTGTTCCTTATGGACGTAGGGGGCTTTAAAGAGGGCTATTCGGACTTGACGCTGACTCAGATGGCAAATCGTGCTAAGTTCTGGGGGGTGGATGTTGTAGTTCCCGAAGATAACTTTGGGGATGGCATGTTCACTAAGTTGATGACACCTATCTTCAATAAAATTCACCCTTGCGGCATTGAACCTGTTACCAATAGAGGGCAAAAGGAATTGCGTATGATAGACACACTAGAACCTGTTATGATGCGGCATAAGCTCATTGTGAACCGCCCTGTAGTCGAACAGGACTTTAAGGTATTCCAACAGGACTATCATTATTCCCTGATTTATCAAATGACACGCTTGTGTCGAGATAAGAACGCTCTGAGTCATGATGATAGATTGGATGCCCTAACTATTGGAGTGTCTTATTTTATGGAGCGCATGGATGTGGATGAAGATAGTCAACTTACTGAGCTGACAGCTGAACAGCTTGAGGATTGGCTGAATGAATCTGTATTGCCTAATTATACAAATAGTTCGCATAATAATAGATGTATAAAAGCTATTAGAGAGCTACGGGATAATTAGACAGAAATTAATTGGTGCACTAATAAACAAACTCTTAATTGGTGCACTTATCGAAGATAAGAGGACGAAAAGTATATATAGTATCTAATAGAATCTATGAGGTTCCAGTCGATTCTGACTAGAACCTCATATTTATTATTATGACAGATATGGGACTAGAGATTCTTTAATGATGATTGTTGATGATGATGATAAATCAAAGAAAGAGATTCTTAAAGATTCTTTACTATTCTTTCATATCTCAAGTCTACTAAGATTTCCTTTAGTCTACGAAAGGAGCCTTATGACCTATTTAAATATTGATGTTGATGATTTCACCTCAACTCCTTCTCATAAATGGGATACACGCCTAACCTTCTCTCCGAAAGAAGTCTCAGAGATGCTAGGCGTACCCTTATCAACCATATACTCTCTATGCTATAATGAATCATTGAAAGCCTTCAAGATAGGTACTCACTGGAGAATACACCGCAAAGGCCTCTACGAGTTCTTGCGTCACTCGATAGACACCAGTATTACTCTATAA